CTAAAACAATTGTTAATAGTAATTTAGGAGGTCATCATAATAATACAATTAATAATAATCAACAATTCAATATTAATATGTTTTTAAACGAACAATGTAAAGATGCAATTAATATGACTGATTTTATAAAATCTATACAAGTATCATTAGAACAATTAGATTATACTAAGGTAAATGGTTTAGAAAAAGGTATTACAAAAATATTGATGGACAATATGAATAAATTAGGAAAATATGAGAGACCAATACATTGTACTGATATAAAAAGAGAAACACTATATATAAAAGAAGATGATAAATGGGAAAAAGATAAAGATAAAGATAAAATAAAAAAAGCAATAAATAAAACATCTAATAAAAATTTTACAGCATTATGTCAATGGAAAAATAATAATAATAATTTTATGGAATATGATGATAAACAAGCGTATTTTGCAAAAACTATGTCAAAAATAGGAAAACCAGTATCAGAAGTAGAAGATAAAATAATCAAAACAATATGTAAGGAAAATTATGTTAAAGAATAAAATAAAAATATATATATTAAATATATATAAGATGACATCTACAAGAAATCGTAATACTGAAAGTGATTATAAACTAGAACAGCTTCAAAATACAAATCATATAGAAAATAATTTATATGTTAATTATGGAAGACCAACAACAGAGTGTTTTCCCGAAATAGGCTATACACCCAGTAAATTATCAAGAGATTGCTTAGCTAATAACGCTATTGATATAGAAAGCACTTTAAGAGGTATTGGTTCTTCTAATATGATTAAACCGTGTGAAACTCCCACGCCTAGTTTAAGAAATATAGATTTTAAACCATTTTTTGATAGACAACAAGCAGTTATCATGCCTTATCCTGCTATTTTTGATAATTATCAGAGACCACATTTAGGTTAAATATTTTATTAAATTTTAATAAATTATTTAATATTATGAATTTTAGTTTTTATTTTTGAGAGATTGTTTATATTTTTTTTCAACTTTTTTCTTTTCTTTTAATTTTAACCGCATGTATTTTTTTGTTTTATTATTACCAGTTTTATTTAATACCTCAAACCGATTTACTTGACTATGATTTACTTTTATTTTATTTTTTAATGATTGTTTATATTTTCTCTCTATTTTTTTTGGTTGTTTTAATTTCAATTTTGAATATTTTTTTGTTTTATTACCGCCACTTTTGCTTCTCGCTGTCGGCAGAAACTGGCGGTTGGCGTTGTGGTTGTAATTATTAAATCGATCAGGCCATGGCGACTCATTAAATATTTTATTCCATGTTCTTTGCTGGGTGCTGGTGAACTCTCCTATTGCCTGTACAAATTTATAATTAGGCATAAACGACCCTTTATCCATGATATAGGGAGTAATCTGCAGCTTACCAACCTTGTACATTTTCTTTTCGTTCTCTCGTCTTCTTGTATCCTTTTCGTTATCCGCCGCGCGCCTTGCTATTTTTCTCAATGTGTTCTCATTGTTTTTTGCCTGAATTACATCTAATTCATCCGCCTCATCCCTCGCCCGACTTTGTACAATGTCAGCCTCCCTCTTCGCTTCCGCCGCCGCCTCCGCCTCCGCCTCCGCCCTCGCCCCCTCCATCTCTGCATTCTTAGCATCCGCCGCTGACGCCAGCTCCCTCTCCCGCTCGTCCTTCGCATTACGCCATGTATCCATATCCATTAAAAAACGTTTACCAACATCGCCCGTTTCAGATTCATTTCTTAATCTGGTCATATAATTATTTTGCCCTTCTATTCGCTCTTTTATACCTTTACGATTCTTATCTATAACTTTAATTTGATATTCAATCTCTAAAATTTTACCGGTTAAATCTTTGATTTTTAAATCTTTCATTTTATTCTTAATTAAATTTTTATATATACCATCTCCTTTATCTAAGTTTAATAATGAAGGTAAAATAAAATTATTCCAAACCTGGTTACGAACTTTAGCTGTTGGCGGAACATAAACATGAACTCCATATGCTAATTTATCCATATTCGTAGTTTGGCTATAAAATTTTCTAAATTTTTCTAAATAGTCATAATCACTTGAATACAATTGTTGTTTACTTTTATAATTTATATTAATTTGAGAGACACTGCATTTATTATATGACAAGTTATACTTAGAAATTTCATCGGCAAAATCAATAGTTCCAATAACTGAAGTGCCATTCATAACTTCAATTAAAAATAAATAATCTGTAGACACTTTTAATATATTATTTATATCGTTAGAAGTGACACTACTATTTATGTTCCCAGAAGCCAATTTAAGGTTGTTTGAAAGTTTTTGAAGTTCTTCAAACTTTTTATTTATTTCTATTATTTTACCGTTACTAATTGTTCCATTTATTACTGCTGCTTTATAACAATACTCCATATAGGTATTTATATTTTCAAATATATGAATATGAAAATTTTTATTTGTAAATTCCTCATATGTAAAACCTGTTATTTCTTCTATTATGTTTCTTAAGTATTCAGTTAATATATATTTTTTTTCGTTTTTATCTTTATTAGAGTAGAATTTTTGAAATACTAAATTTTTTGCATTACTTTGTGGATTATTTAAATTCATATTTTTTTTTCTAAATCTATTTAATTCTGTGTATGCTTCAGTTAAATCTATATATGGAATTTTCGGAGGATTATTAACATATGAAAAATTTTGCGTTTCTTGATATGAATTATTTAATAATAAACATACACAATAAACAATACCACCTTTCAATTTATCTGTTATAGTAGATTTGTTAATAGTATATGGTGCGTTTTCGGAGGGTTTAGTTGATTTATTTTTAACTAATATTTGATGAATTATATTAAATCTATTTGTATTTGCTGTATTTACATCATCAGTATTAGTATTTGGTTCAAATATATTTTCTAATAAAACATTACTATAATAATTAGTACATTTTGAATTAAAATTAGGAACAAGACGAGTATCCACACCATTAAGTTCATTTGTAGCTTTTAATACATCTGTCATTGTAAATCTCATTTCTTGTAATGATTTATTTATAAATAACCCTTCAAAAGTCCTTTTTACAACTTCATAATGAATATGGAATATTCTTTTTATAACTGCTTCAGCAATCATTGTATATTTGCTTGATTCTCGCGATTCTTTTATAAGTTTATCTAATACTACAATTCTTTCTTCGGTTTCCTCTATTTTTTTTTTGAATTCCTTTGTTATATCTATTGTATGGGGTGTTATAAAGTCCTTTAGAATCCCAGCATTTTTTACCTCGTCTTGTAAGTTGATACCAGGTAATCCCATAAGTTTGTTTCTCTCTTCCGCTGGCCTCCCGTTAAAATCCTCTTTAATAGCTTTTGCGATTTCAAATTTTCTATCAATAAACAATTCCATCATTTCCCTGATGCGGTCGCCAGCATGTAATATTGCATCCCGGTCCTTGTCACCCCTCTGGGATGAGTTGGGAGGTGTAAGCAGGCTACGCTGAACTTCATTAAACCTTGCAGGGTTTTGAGCAACATATGATACTAAACCTAAACCTTCCTTATTATTCTTACTTATAAAGTTTTTATTATCTGCGATTTCATAGTCGTGAATCTTGAAATTTAAATCGTCGTCTAATACAAATATAATTTTTTTAAAAAATCTTCCATATGCTTGTCCTGAACGATCATCTGTCCCGGGTAAAGTAAATGTCTCAGCTGGAGTAAATTGAATAGGATGTTTCGCATCCATCCCGGTGTGCCCGTTCTTGCCTTCGTGCTTGCCGTATTTTGAGGGCTTTTTAAAAAAATCTTTAATTCTCGGCGCGCAGATGTTTTGAAAAATTATATTTTGAGAGCCAAAAATCACCTCTTTTAAACCGCCCTTTTCCGCTGATTTTGCAGTATTAGTAGTGAAATTTTTTACTGGTACATTAATAGAACTATTCGCATGTTCAATTTTAATTGCACCAAACCCCTCGGGTAATTGTGTCTTTATTAATTTTCTAATATCTTCTTTTCTAGTTATAAAATTAAAATTTGCAGCTGGAAATTTAATTTTAGTAGCATCATTTGTCATAATATAACCTATATTTTCACCATTGCTATCTATTGTTATTTTTTTACCATCGTTACCATCGTTACCAATATCGCTTTCTTCATTACTATTGTTGGATTCTTCTTTCTTTATGTTGCTTTCTTTAAAATTTTTATACGGATCGTTTAATCCGTATTTTATTTCAACGTTGTTTAAATCTGAATTATGTTTATTTAATGTTTCTTTTTCAGCCGCTTGTTCGGTTTCTAAATTTTTCTGTTTTTGTGTTTTTCCACCTTTTGGTGTTGGTTCAAAAGTTGTTGAATTATTAGACGAAAAATTGGCAAGTTCTCCAATACTATTATATTCTTCATCATAACCCGTATTTTCATGACATAAGAATTTAATCATTGGTATCATTTCTTTAACTTTGATCTTAAGTCTATTATTCTCGTTTTCTTTATCATAATTTATGCCAGGTTTACTTAATAGTTGATAGAAATAAACTAATGAATTATCATCAAAATCCTTTTTCTGTTTGGGATTCAAATCGTTCCATTTATTTTCATTTTCATTTTCATAAATCTCTCGATATTTTTCTTTGGGATGTTTGAGAAACGCATAATCCACGATTGTTTTACCTAATAAATTAGGTTGTAACAAATTAATGCTACTAATTAACATATTAATATTTTCTAATTTCAATATGTATTGTTCTTCTGTTATTTCACTCTTGGTTTTTTCTATAATATCTTTAAATTCTTGTGAATATGTCATTAGTTCGCTATCAGATTTATCACCACTACCTTCAATTGCTTCTAAATCATAAATACATGTTAAGATTGCAGCTTTAAATTCTTCTATATTTTCTTTATAGTTAAATGATATATAATCAAATTTATTTTCAACTCCTGCAAAATCACCAATATATAATTTTAATGTTTCCTTGGTTGTTTCATTTTTTATAATATCAGGAAATTCTATAGTTGTTAATACATGACTTCTTGAAGATTGTGGATTATTTGTAGTTCCAGATACTTTACGTTTTTTATCAATTAATAACTGTAATATAATAGATAAGGAAAAAGTTTCTTTTATTGTAGAATTATTAGTCTTAGCTTCTTTTAAGTTTCTAGTATCTAGCGGTTTTAAATACTCCGTTCCAGAGTCATTTCCTTCTTTCAAAAAAAGGTCACTATATTCAGGTGCTATCACCCCATCCTCGTTCGTTATCCCATCATTTAGTATTTTCATATTCTCCAAGTATTTTTCTGTAAATATAGAACCATTAAATTTACGGTCATTGGGATCATAAGTAAATTCCTGTTTAGATATTTTAGTTAATATAGTAGGATAAATATCCTCGGGTTTACTATTGTCAGTGGGTTTATCCATAAACAATTCATTAATAGTCAAATTTATTTTTTTAAAGTTTTTATTCGTCTTCATCTCCGCTAATGAATTTAACATAAATACAACTGCTCCGTCCTGATTTTTTTTATTATTTTTATCATATATTAAGGTAGTTGTTTTACCTGCACCAGATGCTCCATATCCTATTATAAAAACATCTTGATTATCTATTAATTTATCTTTAACTTCTGTCATATTATTTCCAAAACTTTCATTATCAGAATTGTATAAAATTTTATTAAAATGTCCATAATGAAAAAGATGATCGTATTTGGGAAATACATTACTCTTTTCATCATCTAACATGTTATAATCTAATTTTTCAATCACTCTATCATCTTCAGTTATTTTACTTTTATCAGCTTCTAATTTTTTTTTCCAGTCCTCATAATATTCAGGAATTATTAATTTATTAGATGGATCATTACAATAGAAAAGTGATAAAGTAGCAGAAGGTGAATTTTTATCTAAGCCTAAAGTTAGCTCTTTTCCATTATCATCCATCTTCGTACTAGTTTTATCTGTATAATAAATATATCTCGGATTAAATAATTTATATTTATCTTCTTGTTCTTTAAAACTATCTCTAATTTTAATATATGATATAACACTCGATTCATTGTGTTTATTAAAAAAATTACTTATATTTCCATTTAATATTGGATTATTAAATGTAACAGTAATAATAGTTTCATATTTATTTTTATAATATGTAGCTAATTTTAAACTAATAGAATACATAACACCTAACAAATTAGTATCAGCTTTATACAAAGATTCATCTCTATTATTTGCGTCATCACTATTTAAAATAGTATTTAAATATGGTAATCTTTGACTTGCATATTCAAATATCAAGGTATTTAAATCATCAATTGTTATCTTAAGAACATTTTTGTCTCCACCAGTCTGAGCTGCAGCCCCAGTAGCCCCAGTGATATCCTCAGCCCTAGCGGTAGCCCCAGCCCCAGCCTCAGCCGCCTCGGCCGCAAACCGCGTGTCCTGTGGAGCCCGTACCGCATCCATATCTGCCGCCCTTATCGCCGCTATTCTCGTGCGCTGGGCGATTTTCTTCGCTTCTTGGGGCGTCTTGCCGGCGGCGGAGGCGGAGGCGGCGGCCTTGTCCCCTGCCTCCTTGTTAGAAGCAATCGCCGCTAATCTCGCAGCCCTAGCACCAGCCTCAGCACCAGCCTCAGCACCAGCCTCAGCACCAGCCTCAGCACCAGCCTCAGCCCCAGTCCCAGCCTCAGCTCCAGCCCCAGCCTCAGCTGCAACCCCAGCATAGCCAAAAGCCCCAGCCTCAGGTGCTACTGCTCTAGCTTCTGCTGAAGCAGAATTATTAGGAAATAATTTATGTAATTTTAAAACAAATTCATTATACCATTTTATAAAATTCTCAGCTTCTGCGCTAGTATATTTTTTAAAAATTGATTTTTCAAATTCCGTTTGTTCTACAGTTTTTAATAAATCAATAATGGAGTCAAAATTAGTACTATCATCGTTGTTTAATATAAAAAGATCATTTAAAAATATGTCAATTTTTTTAGCACCGCTCGCGATACTACTGCAAACATCTTCAAAGTCTGTATCAATTTCTTTTTTACGTTTATTATAATTAGAAGAATTTTTTAAATTTTCTAATTTTTTAATTATATATGAATTTTGAAATTTGTTAAAATATGTAATATAATAAATGAATACATTCATAAATTTTTTATGAATATACGGAAGAGCGTATAAAGTTACCATTTGATTAGTTAATTCTTTTGATTTATTCAAATAATCTTGTGATTTTTTTTCATCAAATTTGTCGCCCTTGACCAAATTTTCTATATTATTTATTACCTCAGTATTTTCTTCTTCAATCTTGGTAAACTCTATTAAGTCTTTTTTAGTCCATTCATCGTTTACTACATCTATTATTCCACTATTTTTAGTAACCGGGGCCTTTTTAGTAGCACGGGGGTTGAGTATCTTTTCTTGTATAATATTATCACCTAATAATTCTTGTACATACTGTAGCCCTCTTGATTCATAGTCAATAGTATCCATTACTGTAATTAAATTTTTTCCACCATAATATCTTACCGATGAATTTTTTTTTAACTCGCGTTCCCGATTATCTTTCTTTTGTTTTTCAATTTGGTCATAAACACCAGATTTCCTGTCCTGTTCTTCTTGTTTTATACGTTCGTCTTCCTTTTTCTGTATCGTTATACTTTTTTCTGATTCTCCTTGCGCAGCGTCTATCTTTAGTAATTCTATTTCTAAGTCTTTACTCTTTTTCGCAAGATCTTCATTCAATTTCCTATAATAATCTGCTTCTTGTTTCTTTCTATCATTTTCATTTGCTATATTCTTCCATTCCTCTTTTTGTGTTAGTAGTTTTGTTATTGACTCATCTACCAACGTAATTTTATCATTTAATAATTTTTGTAAAGCTTTACGCTCGTTATTGTCCGGCATTGAATTTGTTCCTTTTAGCTCATCTATTAGTTCTTCTTTTCTACGTGTTAGCGATAGATGGGGGTCTTCTTCTAGCGCATTATTAGGAGGCTTGCTCCTGGGGTCAGTCATCTCGAGACGTGGTCCAGGAAACAGAACTGGTAAGTTCTCCTTGTCCCCCGGGTCTATATTTTCTGGATTGTTATCACCAGGCACAGGAGGCACAGGAGGTACAACTGGCTCCTCCTTTGCCGCTGGTCCCTTGTCTTCTGTGTCTGTCTTTTTTGGATCGTTATCACCAGGCACAAGAGGCACAGGAGGCACAACTGAACCCTCGTCTGACCCCTCATCTG